GATCCTAAGCTAAGAATCAAAATATTTGAATTTAAAAAAGACGAGACTGTTATACAGCAGATAAAGGATAGAGTAATAGAATGTAGAAATTATATAGAAACATTAAACCAATCAATTAAATAATTATGGAAAATAAAGTGATATACTGCGGAAGCGGCAAAAAACAAAGTGAAACATGGATCAAGGGTACAATCAATATTGCGAAAATAAAAGACCATATTGAGGAATTTAAAGGTCATGAATTCGTAAAGATTAATATAAATATAAAAGAGGACTTAGATCAATACGGTAAAGATGTTTCAATATCTATTGACAAGTTTAAGCCTGAACCCAAAAAAGAAAACGAACAACCAAAAGATAAATTAAATTTTTAGCCATGAAGCAATTGAACCCAATTTCAGCATTATTGATCTATTTGATAATATTGGCAACTTATTCTTTTTGTGTATGGCAGACAGCGATAGTTTTTTATCCAGTTCAGCAGCAAATAGAAATAAACGATTGGAAAAAGAGGTGCGATAAATGCCACTGGCAATTACTTAAGGCTAACGGTGAAATAGAAAACTTAAAAAATGAAAAACAAACTAAGTAGGTTAATATGTGCTATGTGTGGAGAGTATTTCCATGGCAGCCCTTATAGAAGTAAACGCTGCTGTAGTACTGAATGTTATAAGGATCTAGTTTTATCTAGAAAAGTTAAAATGGTTAGTAAATGCAAGTATTGTGGAAAGGATTGTAAACTGACTTATTGCTCAAAACAATGCGCTAAGAAAAGAACAAAAATACTTTTGGATATAAGCAATAGAAAAAAGCAGCAGAAGCAAAATCCTAGAGTTTACACACAGGAAGAACTGGATAAGTTTCAAAAAATAAAAGAATACCTATGCAAGTAGCTATGTTTAAATCTTTTGGAGGGTTAAAGCCTTTAGATACTGAGGATGAAGAAAAAATGAAAACCCTACCCAAAGACTGGGAGGGGTTGGTTACATTAAAACATCCTAGAAATTACAGGTTTCATAAAAAGTATTTTGCTCTAATAAATCTGGGTTTTGAAAATCAGGAAGCTTATAACAATGTGGATCACTTTAGGAAAATAATGCAAATGAAAGCGGGGTTTTATGATATTTGCAGAACAGATAAAGGTATAGTACCTTTGCCGAAATCTATATCTTTTGGGAGTATGGAGGAAGACCAATTCTCAGAGGTATATGGGAAAGTATTAGAGCAAGTAGCTGATCACTTAGGTTTAGGAACTGATGATCTAAGTGAGGAAGTAGAAAAGAAATTAAATGGTTTTTATTAATGGAAGAAGAAATACAAATATATTACTGCGACAAGTGTCAGGCATATAAAACCCATACTTTATTTACATCAAACGGTAGAAGTATTTATATATGCGATAGTTGCGATTGTTAATAAATATTTTAAATTTGTAAAAATATAATCAAATATTAATTAATTTTGTGTTATGAAGAACAAGAAAAAAACAGACTATAATGTTGTAAGGTATTTTAAAATGGATATTACTAGGCTGAAAAGTGTAAAGAACTACGCTGATAAAGTAGCTAAGAAAACGCCTCAGAGGGTGTATCAAATGGCTGAGGAAGGTAAAATAAAGCGCATTGATATAGACGGGGTAGCTTTTATATATACCTAAAATTTTTTTGCCTTAAAAACTTGAAACCTTTAAAGATGAAAGACGCATATTACTTTAGCCACGACTCCAATGCAAGAAATGACCAAAAGACAATGAAGTTAAGAATGTGTCATGGTATGATGGGGTACGGTGTCTACTGGGCTATCATTGAAATGCTAAGGGAGCAAGAGGGTTACTGTTTATCTATTAATGATGTTGATAGTATAGCTTTTGAATTAAGGCAAGAAGAAGCTACTATTTTGAGTATAATTAAGGATTTCGGCTTGTTTGAGTTTAACGATGAACAGTTTTATTCTGTATCGTTAAGTAAGCGCATGTTAAAAATGGACCAGATTAGAGAAAAGAGATCCATGGCGGGGAAAGCAAAGAAAAGTAAACAAGAGTTAAACAAAAGAAAAACAAGTGTTAAACAAGTGTTAAACAAAACGGAACAAGTAAAAGAAAAGAAAGGAAAGGAAATAAAAGTAAAGAATAATTATGGGGAATTTGTCAGGCTTACTGTAGATGAGTATCAAAAACTATGTAATGCTTATACAAAAAAGAGAACAGACGCAGCTATAATAAAATTGGATAACTATAAAGGCTCTAGCGGCAAAACCTATAAAAGCGACTATAGAGCGTTGCTGTCGTGGGCTATAGATCAAACACAAACAACTAAAACCAAAAGCCCTATAATATGACTTGGATAACCTGTAGGAACATAAAAGACCGTTTAGAGCATATATATAATCATGGATTGCCTACTGGCGCAAGTGTAGGGTGGGAAACATGGGACCAGTATTATACAGTTTTGAAAGGTACGACAACCTATTGGGGAGGTTTAAGTAGTCATGGTAAATCCTATATGTTGTTTAATGTGCTGAAAAACCTATCAGATTTATATGGGTGGAAACATGCTATATTTTCCCCAGAAATGGGTAACGCTGACAGGGTTTTAAGTAAGCTGATTAAGATACATTCTGGGAAAGATATGGATAAAAAATACATGAACGAAGATGAATTCTATAGGTGGGTTTTAGACTTAGAGGAAAAGTATTACGTTTTAGAATTGAAAGACGATGAACTTTATTTGGATAGGTTTATTGAGGAATGTAAGACTCTTTTAATAAATGAGGAAGTGGATACTATTACTTTAGATCCATTTAATGAGCTTAGACATTCTTTTGAGAAACATGGGGGTAGAGAGGACAAGTATCTAGAGGACAGGCTTACTGAAATCAGGCGTATGGCTATGGATTACAATGTGCATATAAATATAGTAGCCCATGCTAGAAGTGACAGGACTAATAGGCGTGGGGAGCATCCAAACCCTCCCAGTATGTATGAATTTTCAGGCGGTGAAGCTTTTGCTAATAAAGCTATGAATGTTATAATAGTGCATAGACCCGCTTCCGATGATGGCGGTGTTGAATTCCCGCACCATAATTTGAGTGAAGTCTATTTCGCCAAAATTAAGCCTGAGGAAGTTGGCAAAAGAGGTAATGTAAAGATGTGGTACAGGAACAGTAAATTTTCAGACAGTATAATTCCAATGGTAAGATTCTAATGTCTTTAATCAACAAGGTGATAAATATAAGCTATTTAGATTCCGTAATAGGGGATCTAGAATGTAGGATTGAGAAATACAAAAACGGTATAGAAATAAAAGAGACAGTAAAAGAGAGAGAGGAAACAATAAAAGAGCATATCAGAAACCTAAACACAGTAAAAGACTATATTTATGAATTACACGAAAAAAGAAATTAAACTAACTAGACAGGAGTTGCTAGTGGGTTGTATGACAGGCTTATCTAGGAGGCTAGAGTCAATAGAAAGCAATAGAAAACCTAGATTCGAGGAACAGTACGAGGGTCAGCTTTTATTAATGGATCAGTTGGCTGCGTGTTCAGAAATGGCATGTGCTAAAATATTAGGTCTTTATTATCCGCATACAATAAATACGTTTCATGTGGCAGATATAGGCAAAAATATAGAGGTCAGGTACTCAAACACTGGTAGACTTAAAGTAAGAAAAGACGATGAGAATATATTTATACATTCTATGAGCGGGGGGTTTAAGAAGTTTATATGGCATGGGTTTGTGTGGTCAGAGGATGCTAAACGTCAGGAGTTTTACTCAGACCCTAACAACATAGGGAAACCCGCTTATTTTATACCTCAGGAGAAACTTTCTAGTGTAACTATGGATCTGTGGAGGTATTTAGATCTACAATTGAAAGGGTCAATTTCTATTAGTGAATTAACATCTAATAAGGACCGTTTTATTGATAGGGTGAAACATTATATAAACAACCATCCAAAGGGAAGTCTTGTAGAGTTTAATGGTGATTATGAGAAAATTAAAAAAATAGAAGCTATAATTTGAACAACCTACGCCAAAACTACTGGATTTAAAAACCAGAGTCCCCGCCTTGTCGACAGCGGGGTGTTGGCGGGGTTTTAATCTATTCAAAATGAACAAAAAGAAAGCAAAATTAGACAGGTTATTTTCTAAATTTATAAAGCTAAGGGATTGCGGACAGGACTATTTTAAATGTATCAGCTGCAACAAAGTAAAGCCTAAGGAGCAATTTAATGCGGGACACTTTTGGTCTAGACAATATATGTCTACAAGGTATGACGAGAAAAATGTAAACGGTCAATGTATTTATTGCAACTTTCACCTTAAAGGTCATATACAGGGCTACGCTGTAGGGTTAGTAAGAAAGTATGGAGAGGGTGTTTTAAGGTATTTAGAGATCAAGAAAAACAACGTCAGTAAGATGGGAACATTTGAGTATGATTTGTTAATAGATCACTATAATAGCAAGATAAAAGATTTAAAAAAATAATTATATTTGTAAAATAAAAACGAAAAACATGCTAATAGAAGTAGATATTGACAAGGTAGTCAGTAACGAGAAAAACCCTAGATTTATAAGCCCTGAGAAACTTGAAGAAGTACGTAATAGCGTAGAGGAATTCAAGAAAATGCTAAAAATTAGACCTATAGTTGTCAATGAAAATATGCTCATTCTTGGAGGAAATCAAAGGTATAGAGTGTGTAAGGAGTTAGGATTTCAAAAGGTATGGGTTTATAAAGAGGACAACTTTTCTCAAAAAGAACAGGAGGAATTTATAATAAAGGATAACATTACTTCTGGGTCATGGGATTACGATATACTGCAAACAGATTTTGATGTTCAGGAGGTTGTTAAATGGGGGATAGACTCTTTTCATTTTGAGTCAAAAATGATGGATACTTTTTTTGGTGAGGATGAAGAAACAGGCAACACAATACAGGAGGCAGAGTTAAAGCCTAAAATATCAGACGATGGTTATGTTAAGTTCGAGATCATAATAAAAGAAGAAGAAAAACACAATTTAATAAAAGCAATAAACAAAGTAAAACAAGAACAGGGACTGTCTAGCGGGGATTCTGTAGTTTATATTTTTAGGAAATTCGCAGAACAAGAACTAATAACACAATAGACATGGAGGAAAACGCAGCATTTATATCTTTTGATAACACTAATACAGGTTTAATATTTGACGATTCAAGTCATACCCAGTACCCAATAAGATACTATAATTTAATAAATGGGAGAGGGTTTTCATATAAAGAGGGATGTAGTTATTACGGTTTTGTTTATTCAGGAAATCAGTTTGTATTATTTAAGAATGGGAGAATTCCTATGATGCTACAATCTAGTATGTATTTTAGTACCAGTACAGAGTTTTCTGTTTGCGGTACTGGTAAAATGATACTTATTGAGGTGCTGCACAATAAAGGTATATATCCAGAGAATAAATATAGAGCTTTAAGTAATACAGGTGGACCAATAGAAAAAGAGGGGCGGCTTAAATACATAGATGGGTGTACTGATACTCTATTGATAGCTCCAGTTAAATATGGAGATCCTTGTTTGAATCACTTACATTTCCCTAAAAACATAAAGCAGACGCAACATACGCACCCTAGTCATAGAATAGGTATAGTCAGTGGAGGGGAGGGTCTGTGCGTTACCCCTTTCGGTAATATGCCCCTTACTAAAGGTATGATTTTTGTCATAAAAGAATACGATGGGGAAACCTTAGCAGAGGGTTTAGATGGTAAGATGTACCCATGCGGACAACATAGTTTTGACACAGACAAAGACTCTATGGATGTTATAGCGTTTCACCCTGATAGTGATTTCGGGGCTACTGACGATGTACATCCTATGATCAATAGAACTATCGTAGATGGCGTTAGTGCTTCTAAATTAGATAATATCAAAACCAAATAATGTTAGGCTTAAAACAAAAAGAGCAAAACGATAACTTTGTTCGTACTGAGCAAAATATAAAGAGCATAGTTAGTAAAGCTGAGCTTGACAACCTAATTGATGTTACTGTCGAGAAAATGAAGCCTGTATTGAATGGTAATAAGTGGGGCGTAGCTTGGAGTGGAGGTAAGGATAGTGTCGCTTTAGAATTTGTTTGTGACCAAATAGGCAAATATCCTAGCTGTATGGGTATGACTGATGATTTAGAATATCCTGAGTTTTTAAAATTTGTAACCGACAATATGCCAGATGATCTAGTAGTATATAATAGCGGACATAATTTGAAGTGGTTGGCAGCTAACTTGGACTGGTTATTTCCTGACAATAGCCAAAAGGCGGCAAAATGGTTTAAAGCTATACAGCACAAAGCCCAAAACAATTTCTTTAAATACAAAGGCTTAGATCTATTACTGACAGGTCGAAGAAAAAAAGACGCTAACTATGTAGGTAAGAATGGCATCTATAAAAACAAAGCTACTGGAGTTGTCAGATATTCTCCCATATATGACTGGAGTCATGAAATGGTGATAGCGGCTATGAAATATTACAACCTAAAAAGAGCTCCTTTCTATAATTGGAATAACGGTTGGGTGGTAGGATCTGGATGTTGGGCTGCGAGACAATGGACTGGCAGCGTAGATAAGGCATGGCATGAAGTTTGGCAAATAGATAGCTCAGTAGTTAAAAGAGCATCTAAGTATATTAAATCAGCTAGCGATTATGTGCGGGATTTGGGGGTTTGAAAATAGATCTAATAAAATTGATATAGCTATACTAAAAGAAACAATACGCAATGCAGACGAGAGGGGCGGACATGCTTTTGGTTTCTATGGTATCACGAAAGCCTATAAGCATATATTATTCAAAAAAGAGGGTAGGGCTGATGTAGATCTATTGACTAGTATTGCAAAGGATTGTTTGGTTGGAATAGGTCAATGTAGATTGGCAACTATGGGAGGTAGGGATTTAGTAGATAGTCAGCCGCTAGTATTTAAAGATTATATAATAGTACACAACGGTAATATAGAAAACAGTAATTTAGTAATGTCAAAATACAATTACAACCCTGTTACTGGCAACGATACTGAAGCTATATTGCCTATGCTGAGAAACAACGAAGTAAACTTAAAAGGGGCTTTTATGGCTATAGGTGTAAAGTATATGGATTATAGATTTATTTCGTACAATAGCGGAATGCCTTTATATAAAAAAACAAACAACGGAGTAGAATATTATTGTTCTAAGAAATGGCAATATTAAAAAAGAAATACATAGATAAAGACGTAATTCAGGCAGCTAAGGATAGAATAAAATATCTTTTTGAAGTTTACGATAAGGTGGTAGTTAATTTTTCTGGCGGCAAAGATTCAAATGCTATGCTTTATATCGCTCTAGAAGCGGCTAGGGAGACAGGCAATTTGCCCCTAGAAGCGGTTTATGTGGATCACGAAGTAGAGGGTAACGGTACTTTGGATTTACTTGATGAAGTTTCTAAAATGGAGGATGTGGATTTCAAGAGATACGCTGTGCCTTTTAAATTAAGAAACGCAGCTAGTCTATATGCTCCTGAATGGATTCCATGGCATCCTGAGGAAGAACAGTTGTGGCTAAGGGAAAAACCTGAGGGCGCTATAACGGAAGTAACAGGTTATGAATTTAAATATGATAAAGACTATGAGCATCCTTTAGGATTACCGTTCAAGGCTTTAGGCGTTAAAAATTGTATTAGCTTTCAAAATATATTAGATACTCATATAGCAGACTATAAAAGAAAAGGTGTTAATGCAATAGCTTTAGTTGGAATAAGGGCTGAAGAAAGTCTTGCTAGATATACTATAATGTCAAGAAAAAAAACAGAGTGCTATATTAGTTCAAACGCTCCTACAGCCTACCCTATTTACGATATGAGAGCAACGGATGTCTGGAAGTATATACGTGAAACTGGGTTACCTTATAATAAGGAGTATGATCTAATGAATAAAACAGAGTATTTCAACAAGCTAAACAAACAAAGGGTAGGAAGTATATTCGCTGAGGAAAGCCTAAGAGGGTTACATCAATGGCGTGAAATGTATGGTGAGAAGTGGCATAAAATACTAGAAAGGGCTGAGGGTGTTAAGACAGCATGGAGATACAATAATGACAGCATATATACAGGTACAAAGATAACAAAAGAGGACAGTGTAAGTTTTCAAGATTATACTAAAGCGCTAATAGGTAAAATGTCCCCAGAAACAAAAACGCTAGTAAAGAAAACCTTAAAGAAAGTTATAGTCTGGCATAAAAATCAAACAGAGTACCCTATTAGTGACAAGGAGTTAGACGCTTGTCCTTTGACTGGGGTGTCGTGGGAGTTTTTGGCTAGGATAGCTATTAGGGGCGATACAAAAGAAAGGAACTTACAAAGAGTACCGCAATTGTCACAAAAAGCTAGAGCAAGGGCTAAATTAACAAGGGATCAAGCGGTTGATAAATACGGAAGTTTGGAATACAAAAAAAGATACTATGGAAAAAAGAAAAATGCCTGATGGTAGGATAATGCCATTAGAGAAAGTTATATGGGTAGATCGAAACGAATTGAAACCTAATTCGTATAACCCTAATTCAGTAGCGCCCCCAGAAATGGAGTTATTAAAAACATCCATAAAAGAGGATGGTTGGACTCAGCCTATAGTCATAAACCCTGACAAAACAATAGTAGATGGTTTTCACAGGTGGACCGTTTCAGGACTTGACGATATATTTTCTTTGACTAATGGGTTTGTCCCTGTGGTGGTGTTAGAGCCTAAAGATAAGGAGCATCAACAAATGTCAACTATAAGGCACAATAGAGCAAGGGGTAGGCATGGAGTATTAGAAATGGGGCGTATAGTTAAGAACTTAATTGACGAGGGATTAGAGGTAAAAGAAATATGTAAAAGACTGTCAATGGAAAGGGAGGAAGTAGTGAGACTTACAAACACACAAGGAGTGTTCTCTCACCCTGATTTAGACAAGCCATACTCTAAGGCTTGGATACCAGAATAATATTATGGAAAAACAAACAAAATCGAACACATTAAAAAAAGAGGCTATGTTGGATGCCCTAGAAAAGACTCTAGGGGTGGTTACAGCAGCTTGTAGAAAGGTTGGGATAGTTAGGTCAACTTTTTATGAGTGGTATAAAAAAGACAAGAAATTCAAGGCTTCTGTAGACGAGTTGAATAATGTAGCTTTGGACTTTGCTGAAAGTCAGTTACACCTAAGAATGCAGTCTGGTTCTGACTCAGCTATTATATTCTACTTAAAAACAAAAGGCAAGGATAGGGGATATGTAGAAAGGCAAGAGGTAACAGGTAAGGATGGGGACCCTGTACAAATTGTAGGATTTAATTATATCAAGCCTAATGAAAATAACGCCAACGATAAGACCGACTAAAAAGCAACATGAAGCTTATACTATCTTACAAGACAAAAATACTAAATATGTCTTATTTGGTGGAGGTGCGGGAGGTGGCAAAAGTTTTCTTGGCTGTGAATGGTTATTGACTTGCTGTTATTTTTATCCTGAAACTAGGTGGTTTATAGGTCGTGAGGAATTGAAGCGGTTAAAAAATTCTACTTTCCTGACGTTTTACAAAGTATTTAATAACCTTTTTTCAAGTTACGATGTGACTACTGGTGACTTTTTTAAGTATAACGGTAATGATAATTATATTGGGTTTAAGAATGGTTCACGAATAGATCTATTGGACTTAAAATATCTACCATCTGACCCTTTTTATGAAAGGTACGGTTCTGTTGAATATACAGGTGGGTGGATCGAAGAGGGTGGAGAGGTTAATTTTGGTTCATTTGATGTACTGAAAACCAGAGTGGGGAGGCATTTAAACGACAAATACAATGTTCTTGGTAAAATACTTATCACCTCAAACCCTAAGAAAAACTGGATATATCAAACCTTTTACAAACCCCACAAAGAGGGCAACCTACCCAGTGATCATGCTTTTATAAAGGCTTTAGTACAGGATAATAAATACATAGAGAGTAGATATATTGAAAACCTACAAACACTAAAGGATATAACAAAAAAAGAGCGGCTACTTTATGGTAACTGGGAGTATGACGATGATCCTACTAAACTAATGGACTATGATGCGATAACGGATATGTTTACGAATCAAGCAAACGGACAAGGAAGTTATCTAACCGCCGATATAGCTCGTTTCGGTAAGGATAGAACGGTTTTAATGGCATGGGAGGGTAATACTGTCATAGACATAAAAAGCGCCTTAGAAACAAGTATAACTGATTCAGCGCAAATGATAGAAGAAATGGCAACAAAATACAATATTCCCCGTAGTCATGTAATAGTAGACGAGGATGGTCTAGGGGGTGGGGTAAAGGATATTCTTAGGTGTAAGGGTTTTGTCTCTAATAGAAACCCAGTGAAAGTCAAGGGTGAAAAGGAGAACTATCAAAACCTGAAAGCACAATGCTATTACAGGTTAGCTGAAAAAATAAATAACAGGGAAATAGCTGTAAACACTAAAGACATGGATGTTAGGGAGTGTATAGTTGAGGAATTAGAGCAGATAAAAAGGAAAGACCCTGATAAGGATAACAAAGTTAATATTGTAGGAAAGGATAAGGTAAAAGATTTACTCGGTAGAAGCCCTGATTATGCGGATACGTTAATGATGCGAATGTTCTTTGATGTGAAAAAAAACAGGCGGATTACATCATTTTAATTCTTATATTTGATAAATTAAAAAATATTTATTATGGCAACTAAGAAAGAATCACCGAAAAAAGTAAAAAAAGTATCTAGTAGAGAGGAAAAATTTGCAGCAGCAAAGAAGGAAATCTCTAGTCTAGCTGCTAAGTTAGAGAAACAAGCGAGAGAGGAAACTGGCGGTACAGCGATAAGACTAATGAACGCAAGTAAGGGCTTAGTAAGGATGGCTAAGACGTTTGTAGTATAATTATTTGTAAACATGGATATAAGTTTTGATGGCAATATATTTAATCTCCCTATACATTGGAGTGAGGTTACTTTGGGACAGATTATTGAAAGTGATAAAATACTTAACAATATGCCTGAAAAGCTTTTTGACGAGACTTTTAATGATAAGGATGTTACCTATGATGCTGATGATGAAATAGATAATTGGAAATTTTATCGCGAATGGGTTGGTTTCTGGGTTAAGATACCAGACAATTACGAGTTAAAAGTAAGTGATCTTAAATGGCTTTATACTTCATTACAGTATTTGATGGGGGCAGCAAGTGAAGATGATATATTGATACATGAAACTTTTACTTTCAACGGAGTAAAATATGGGTTACCTAAGGCTGAAAAGCTGCTTAATGGTAGCGTCAAGGAAATGGCTGATAGTACATACGCAGAGTTTATAGAGTGCGCTCAATTGACTACAAAGATAGGTCAATTAAAAAAGGGTGACGTTTCAGCTTTGCCTATGCTTACAGCTATATTGTATAGACCAATTATAAAGACAGGTTTTTGGTTTTGGAAAAAAGAGAAAGTCAGTGATTATAAAGAAAAAGAAGTACAGCAACGGATGGAAGAATTTAAGAAACTTCCTATGGATAAAGTCTGGGGTGCGTATTTTTTTTTAACCGAGCATCTAAGTGTATACTTAGTTGGTTTGCAGAGCTCTTTAAAGGAGAGGGTAGCGGCAACAGGTTCGGGTGGTATATAATGACGAAAAATATAGCTAAGACAGGGGTCTTTGGCAACACGATAAAAGAGGTAGAGGAAGCGCCTTTGTATGATGTCTTGTACTTTGCTATGGCAGAAAGGGTAGAAATAGAGATACAAAATGAGCGTACTAGTAGCAACAGTAGTAAACGAAGATAAGGATTATTGTCTTGATATATATGCAAGGCAAATAAATTCATTTTCCTACCCTAATTATGATACTTATATAGTTGACGTTTCGCAAGATCCATTATATATAGAGCGTCTTTGGCGAATGGGTGTAGAGGTTGAAAGGATCCCGCCTATAGGCAGAGAGTTAGATTATGTATGTTCAGGTTATAACGCTATTAGAGACAAGGTCTTGTATGAAAATTTCGAATGGTTGTTCTTGTTAGATAGTGATGTTTTTGTGCCTCTTAATATATTGGACTATTTAAAAAGGCAAAGAAACCCAGTACATGCTTTTACTTATTTTATCAATGATAATGCAGCACACTGTTTGCAGTTTGATAACAATAAAGGGTTTAGGGTGGACCCATCTACAGGAGACTATTTATTTGTTCATGATACGCCTGTAAATGAGTGCCGCTTAGGTATGGATTTTGATGTTTATGGTATAGGGTTAGGGTGTGTTTTTATTCATAGGAGCGTACTGGAGCAGATTAATTTCAGGACAACAAAAAACGATATTCCTACCGCTGCGTATTTTTTTAGTGATGTAAAGAAGTCTAAAATTAAACCAGTAATCGATACTAGCATTATACCCGCTCACTATAAAAGTAAGTCATTAATAACGGATTTAAGGGTGTACCAATGATTAATGAAATAGTAAGATTGATAAAAAAATATGGTAACGACTATGAATTGGGATCTAAAGTAAGGGAATTATTTTATAAGCGAAGAAATGGCAAACAATGTAAAACAAATAATAGACGAACTGAACACGATAGCGACAGCGTTTAGTAGTGTGAATACTTTTCATTTTGGTTTATTGAGTGATATAAACACTGATGTAAATAAGAGCTACCCTATGGTTCAGGTAGACTCTAGTCTTAGTAGTATAAACAGGGATTCATTTAGTAATTATCTCCCAAAGGAAAAAGAGTATTCTTTTGATGTATATATATGGGATCTATACCAAATAACTGAGCAGAAAACCAAAACAAAACAGGAGAAATATTCTGATTTAGAGATTATTTCAGACCAATACATAGCAGAAGTTATGCGTAGAACATTAGGACAGGGAGGGGCGTTATATATATTAAATGACGAGGATCTAAACGGTAGCTACGTAAGTAACGCTCACAATGATAAATTGATTGGTATTAAATATACTATAGTGTTTAGAAGTAATAATGTAGGATGTACTCTAGGGACATTTACTTATTAATGGATAAGTTAGTTAAAATATTAATATTAGCGCTTTCAGGCGAATTGATAAAGCAAGGACATAAAAACACTGGAGCTTTAATTGATAGCATGAGAGGTCAAGTAGACAGGCTAGGACTGGGTGTCGATATATACGCTAATAAATATGCTATATTTTTAAATCTAGGAGTAAAGAAAAACAGAATACCTTATTCAAGGGGTAGAGGTAGGGGAGGTAGAAGTAAATATATAGAGGGTTTAATAGCTTACTTTAAACAGAAAGGCGCTGCAGATCCTAAGGCTGCTGCATTTGCTACAGCGAACAAACACAAAGAGGAAGGTATGCCGACTAGGGGTAGTAGGCGTTTCAGCACGACAGGCAAAAGAACCCATTTTATCAATGAAGCGCTAGACAAAAATAAAGAAGTAATAGAGCGGCATATGATGACTGAAGCAACTAAAAAAATAGACAAAGAGATAGAAAAGAAAGTAAAAAGTCTAGAGACTCATGGAGGTGGTAGTGGGGTTTGGATATATTAAAAAATAAATTATGGCAATTACAATGACAGCTTCGCCTGATACTATTTCAGCAGCTTATATACCTATAGTCTGGACCTGTACAAGTTCAACAGGAACAATAGCAAGGATTATAGCTGATGTATATATAGATGGCTCAGTTAAGGCGAGTATAGATAAGGATCCTGATTTTGGAACTTCTAACGCTTTTACTTTTGATGTTCAAAGCGTGGTACAGGATTATTTAACTTATAATCTAGAGACTGTTACTACTAACGATGTAGTTAATGCGGGTAGTAGTGAGGTTGAGGTTCAGTTGAAGCTTTATGAAGTAACTGAGAGCGGGGGTAGTTTAAGTACAGTCTGGGTAGAGGGCGGTTCAGCTACGCCAGACCAAACAAGTAGCCAGATATGGGCTGTGAACGCTACTAGACAGCATGAGGAAGCACAAAACCTAGACGCTTACACAGTAGACACTACAGATAAGCTCTGGCTTACTAATGGGGGTACGCAGAAAATAGGTAGGTCAGAGACAATACAGCTACACTTCTTAACTAATGAAGCTGATGTAAAAGTGAAAATTCAAGAGTATAATTCTGGAGGCGGTTTAGTAGCTTCAACCGCAGTACCATCAAGCCCATTAACGGTATCAGACAAGGCGGGAATACTCAAATTTAATGGTAGTACCCTAAACGCTTCTACTTCGTATGTTAATTTTATTTTAGCTAAGGGGGATTTGAGTGCTGATAGGAGCGAGACAATAAGGTTTAATGTTCAGGACGTTTGTAGGGATGATAAAATAAGAGTTAAGTGGATTAATCCATTGGGCGGTATTGATAGTTTTACTTTTATAAGTGAGACAAATAAAGAAGTAAGGTTTAGGAGTAAAACCTATGAACAGGTAATAGAGAAGGGTTTTGCTGTGGCTGATAGGGGTAGAACCGTTTTGAATGTAAATGCGGAGGAAGCTATTGATGTATATTCGGATAGTCTTACTACAGCACAATTAAATTGGATCAGTGAGATAGGTCGAAGTAATGGTGTATGGCTAGAGGATGGTTCAAATTTAGTCCCTGTAATAGTTACATCAAGAAAAGTTAAAACGCTCAATAATAACAATAAAATATTTCAAGCTTCTTATAAGTTAGTCAAGTCTAACAAATTTAACACACAAAGAAATTGAGAACAAAGATAGAGGTCAGGGATACCGATAACAGTGTACTGGGTGTTTTGGATATAGGTAAGGATGCTGATTTTCCTATTAGTATAACTAAGAGGCTAGGGAGTATAAAAGACATATCTAAAAGAAGTGGCAGCTACTCAAAGACTTTCAAAATACCCGCAACTAAAGCAAACAACAGGCTTCTGAATACGTTATATTCTTCCAATCAAAGGAATGTAAAAGACATGAAAAACCGTAAGGCGGCAAACGTCTTAGTGGATAGTAAAATAATAGAAAGGGGGTATCTAAAAGTCACAAACGTTGAGGATGTTAATGGCGTAAAGACGTATCATTGTAAGTTTTTTGGGGATAATGCTGACTGGATGGCGGCTTTAAGTGAAGTAACATTAAAAGACTTAACGTATGGATCTAATTCTACAGGGGACTTAACATACAATAGGACCAATATAACGAATACATGGGACAAAGTATATGGAGACAATTACGACCATGTGTACGCTTGGATAAATTACGGTCAATATAAAGAGGGTCATGGCTTAATTACTGAAGATATGCGCCCCAGTGTAAGATATAGGGCAATAATTGAGCGCTCTTTAAGTAAAGCGGGATATAATCTTAGTAGTACTTTTATGGATACTGCGGACTTTAAACAGCTTATTTTTCCTTTTATTGGGGATAATTTTAAGCATTCCCAAGCTATAGTAGACAATAAGCTATTCAGGGCGGCTAGTGACAAAGTAAATACAGATGCGTATTACGCAGACACAGGCTCAACGTCTGACGCTAATGGCTTTAGACAAATATTGCGCTTTAATGACGATTCAACAGCGCCCAATTTTGATACTGGTGGTAACTACAATACATCAAGCTATAGATACACTATACCGACAGCAGCAACAGGGAACGGAAAATACAGGTTCGCTATAACAGCGAAACTAGCTACAGGATTATTAGCGTCACAATACAATCCTACTGATACTAAAATATCTTGGCATATTTGGAAGAATGGATCATATCTAGAGACAGTTTTAGAGGATGATTTACTGGATAATTATAAAGAGTCTAAGAAAGTTGAGACAGGTTATTACCATTTAATAGAGAATGACTATATAGAATTTAAGTGTTCAATATATGGTACACCCGCTAAAATATCAGGTCTAGATAATAATGGTAACTGGGCGGTGGGGGATACCTTAGAGGGTACGTCAAGCGGTGCGACAGCTACTATTTATAAGATAGTTAATATCCCGAATAATACATTAGGATATAAGTATTATTATTTTGAAAATTCAAGCACTACTACAGGTAAGTTAGGTTTTGATCTAGGTGGAGAAAATGTATTTAAGGTAGGAAGCCCATCAGATACAGGGGCTTTATTTGGTTATACGCATAGTTACGACTATATAAACTTCAGTAATACTGATACGTTTGTTGAGTTGATAGATATGAGTAAAGAGTTGGTTGAGGAAAATACATATCAATTGGCAAATGTTATGCCAGAGGTTAAGGTGTTGGATTTGATTTCTGACATTAGTAAGATATTTAATTTGTATTGGAGAACAGACACGAAAACAAAAACTGTATATGTAGAGGAAAGGGATTCTTTCTTTAAGTCATATACTACAGCTTTGAACTGGACGAATAAAGTAGCTATAAATAAGCCTTATAAATTAAACTTTTTAGAAAGCTATAATAGAGATCTAATTTTTAAATACGCTAAAGATTCAAACGATAAATATTTAGAGAAAAGAAACGAGACATTTCAATACCAAAACAATCTTTATTGCTCTTATAGGCATGAATTACCAACGAGATTTCCTAAAGGGGAAACAACTATAAATACAACCCAGATAGCGCCTACTTATATTATACATGATCCTAAAGCTGTCTTGAATTATTGCCCTAGTTTCACATTTTGCAGTAGTAATGTATCTAGGTATGCGGTTACAGCTAGGCTATGGAACGAACCTAATTTAGATGATTCCGCACCCCCTCCTAGTTATAATTTTAACCCTAGAATATTAAATTATAAATACGCAGCACAAACGGATGTTAATAGTAATAGTTTAGCTATAGATTTTAAGGGGATATATACAGGGGATAAGTGGGTTAATTATACAACTATTCCCGCAGCTTTACCGCTTAAAATATGGGATAATACAGTACCTTATTCGTTGAGTTTTGCTCAGGATAATGGGTTAGTATTAACATATTACGGTAGAACTTTAGGCGTAATTGAGGACTCTCTACAATTAGATCTTTATCTTAATTTGAGTGATACGGATATACAGAACCTAGATATGTCTAAACCTGTGTATTTTAAAACCCCTGAAGAAATACAAGGCTATTGGTTAATAGATACCGTACACGATTACAGCCCTTTTAAGGAGCTTACTAGAGTTACCTTAACAAAGTATCACAAAAACGATTCTAGCGGTAATAAAATTACAATAGATACCGATTCTTCGCCTGACCCTTTTCCTAACCCTACAGGTGGGGACTTTCCGCCTGATCCTATTAATGTAATAGGTCATGGAAGCGGAACTGATGGAACAGAGACAGATGGTGATACTATAAGTAGATTTGGAATAGTAGCTCAAAATGGAACAGATAATAGAGCGGCTAGAGGTTCAGGGAGTTTAGCTATGGGTCAGGGTTGCGTAGCTAAATATAAAAATCAAAGCATGTTTGGTAGTTACCCAGAAATATCAAATGATATATTTGCTATAGGGGTAGGGAATGAGAATGAAAGAATAACAGGATTAAGGGCTGACGCAGATGGCAATGTTACTATTTATGGCGGGGAAATATACACTATAAACAACAATGGTGAAAGAGTGCCTGTATATACAGAGGGTAGCGATAAGATCCGTAAAATTTATTTGAAATAATGGCAGATACTACAGTAAAAATATTAAACGTAAGAGCGGATATTGGGGATGCTCAACAGAAACTAGGCAGACTACAGGGTTCTGTAAAGAAATTACAGGAAGCTAAAAGGAGATTAAACAAATCCTTAAAGGATGGTAAAATAACCCAAAACCAATACAATCAAGCAATAGCTGCTAACACTATAGCGACTAAAAAGGCGCGAATAGGAATAAGGCAATATGAGAAAACGATACTGACAGCTAATGGCGCTATGTCTAAGGCTTCTGGTTTTGTTATGGGTATAAGAAAAGCATTGACAGGTCTAGCTGCTCAGTTTCTTGCTTTTACAGCGGTGATAGCTGTTATTCGTGATGTAGTAGGTGTATTCAAGGACTTTGAACAGGCTAACGCAGACTTGTCGGCTGTACTCGGTGTAAATAGGGAGGAAATGGCAGCGCTGACTGAGGATGCTAAGAGGTTAGGCGCTACGACAGCATTTACAGCAACGGAGGTTTCTGGTTT